TAAACGCGTTTGATTTGATTGATTGCATTGCTTTGTTTTAAAATGGCCCACCGAAATGGGCCGGTTTGTTTTTTATAATTCTATTCTTAAAAAGATGGATCTCTGTATTGTTCCATAATTCCAAATATTATTGACTTTGGTTCAAAATTTTTGTATTGCTTTGTTAAACCTTCAATTAATTTATATTTAGTGTACATTCCGTTGATTTCACCGTCAACAATTTCATCGTATGTCAAACCGTTTTCTTCTAAAAGAATTTCCAACGCACCGTAACCGTATTTTTTATAGTATTTATTTTTTAATGACTTAATCACTTCAACGCTATATGAAACTTGTCCCCATTTTTGTTTTTTTGCGTTCCACTCCAAATTCATTGTGTAGTTGTTAGGATTTGAATGATAAGTGTATTTTTCGTCACCATAACCCGAACCAATAAATTTTGTATCCATACTACGAATTACACAAGAAGATCCGTCTTTTGATACTTCAATTACTTCGTATGCTGAACGATCCGAATACATTAATATTGTTGCACCTTCGCCAACAACCGGCGTTGTTGAATTGTTTCCCATCATTTGGTTGATAAATCCTCCCGCTACTCCAACTTTTCTTGTTTGTACTTTTGCTTGATTTGACATAATATTTGTTTTGTTTTGTTTTCGCTGCTTCGTTGCAACACTTCAAAGGTAGTATTTATTTTGGAATTAAAAGAATTTTTTCAGTTTTATTTTAAAGTTTTTTTTCAATAGCTTGTAAACCCCCGTCAATAAAGGACAAAAAAAAAAGGCCCGAAAATTAATTCAGGCCCTTCAAAATATAAAATTTTAATGATTATGCAGTTTCCAACGCCGCTTTTGCAGTTGCAAAAGATCCGTTCACGAATGCATTTGGTAAGTAGTTTGTTAATGCTACTCTTTCGCTTACTCTTACAGTTACGAAACCATCTCTTACGTTTGTTCCGTCTTCTCTGAAGAACTCAACGTTCACACCATCACGCACCCATAACTGAGTCCCTACGCTGAAGTTTCCAATTAAGAAAGTTCCCGCTGTGATTGCTGTGTTTAAAACAACTTTTACGCCCATAAATACTGGCTGTAAACCTCCATAAACTTGGTCTTTTAAATAGTTGTTCTGAGAATCTTTTAATAAAAGAATCTTGTGGAAATCAGAAGGGTTTAATAAAATACAATCTGCATTGTAGTTTGCTAAAGCCAATTGGTTTAAAGATGCAACAATAACATCAAATTCGTTCGCTGATTCAACAGTTCCCGCTAAAGATCCCGCTGCGAAATCTGCAGCATCTGTAATAATTCCGCTTAATTGCGCACCTGATCCAGTTCCACTTAAAATTTGCGTATCTTCAACTTCTAAAAGTTTTTCCGGCGCTCTTGCTGAAATATAAGAAGTCAATTGAGGCGTATCTGCCAACATTTCTTCAGAAATACGGAAGTAAGTTCCGATTTTTCTAACGTTTGCATCGCTTGCAGTCATGTCAAAGTCAGATTGCGCTAACGTTACACCTTCTGCAGTTGCAGCCGCACCGTTTGAATATCCTGATTCTTTTACATATCTAACAACATCGCTTTGAGTTGATCCCAATGCTAATAATTGTCTAATATGCATTGGACGTGTTGGATCGTATTTGTAACCCGCTACTCTGTCCGCCGGAATTACTTCACCAGTAAAGTCAGCCCCTACAGTCATGTCCGCTTTGATTTCAAATGATGCACTTCTTGAGTGACCTTTTGAGATTGCATCGATTGCACCGTTTGCGATTTGCTCTTGTAAAGCGCTTTTAAAAGTCATTTTCTTTTTAGCGTTAAACTGCATTTTGTTTGCTACTTCCATAGCGTCCAAACGTTCGTTTAATTTGTTGCTCATTTCAGAAACTTCGCTTTTTACGATTTCATTTGCTTTTACAACTACAGCGTCAATCGCTTCGTTGTTTGATTTTTCGATTTTTGAATCAATAGCTGAATTGAATTGATCCAATTGGTTTTTTAAACTTTCTTCCATTTTTACTTTTTTAAGGAATTAATTAAATAATTGTACACTTCTGAATCATTGTTTTTTACTTCAATATTCGGCAAAGTGATTGGTTCAACCGGCTTTGTGAATTCAATAAATAATGATTTCAATTTTAAGATCTCGGCTTCAATAGCGAAACCCATTTCGTCGGAAATTTCGCCTTTACGCAATAGCTTGGATAAATTGTCATAACGCTTTGATAATTTGTCAACGTCGACATTTCCTTTTACGTCTAATATTTTGGCCTGATCGTTTGCCGCTAATGTAACGGCGCTTATTTCATATAGTTTTACTTCGCTGATTTCGCGATAGTCACCTTTGTTTTGTCTTTGAATTGGTAAAATACCAACGCTATTCTCGGTAATAACTCCCGATTTCATTAGTTCGACAACGTCTTTTCCTAACTGCGTTTTTGCTATTTGAGCAACAAAAACCAAACCTTTATCATCTTCATACAATTCGAGCATTTTCCCGATTGGTTGGTTCATATCGTGTTGATACAAATATTTAACGCGATCACCGTTTTCGGCTAATGTTTTTTTGTATGCGCCTTTTGTGATAATATCGTTGTCCGAATCTTTGTTTCCAAAAATACTTCCGTATCCTTTAATAATACCGGCGTTTTCGTCTGCGTCTAACAACTCACCAACTGGCGCCGCTTTATATAGCATTGTATTCATAAATAAAAAATTTTTGTAAATATACGAATTTTGATTTTTAATTTTGGTTTGGTTCGCCGGGTTCAAAAACAATATTATTATTTTGTCCGGGCAATGGTTTTAAATGCTCGTAAATTGTACCAACACCGTAAGGAATACCATTTAAAAACGCCTTGCAATTGCCTTGGAATTCATTAAAATTTTTGCAATTAAAACAATTTGTTTTGTTTGATTCTTTTAAAGTTGCCATTTAATTATTTTTTTAAATATTGGTCCATTACTTCACCGACTAATCGGGCATATTTGGACGGGTTGGAATTTAAGTTGTATTCTGTAAACGCTTCAGCTATAAATTCATCAAATGAATGCAATGCGTAACGTCCTATGTAAATGTCGTTATATTGTTTTATTTTATTCGCTTCTTTTAAACGCTTTAATTCATCATAGTAATTTTTTCTTATAATCCTTATTTTATCAAGTGCAATTTTTTGATTTCCTGATTTCATGGATGAATGTAAAAGAACGTGCGTCATTTCGTGAACTGGAGTTGATAAAAACATTTTATCGGCATCGATCGCGCTAAACCACCGTCGTGTGAAATTACTTTCTGAAACTCTTAATCTGCTTGGCAAATCTTTTAAAAGATCCCCTAAATTTATGCGAGTTAAATTTCCACTTACTGAATATCGTTCAACAAATCCGTAAGTTCTTGCGCCACTACTAAAAGAAAGTTTAACTGTTTGTTGATTTTCTAATGCTGCAAAATTATATTTTGAAAATAATTCACTTAATTTATTATTTATTTTATTGTATTCTACCATTGAAAGTTTTGAAGACCCTCTAATTGAATCAATTTTAATATTAAATTCTGAAAATTTATCAATCATTGTTGACTTAAACTCTTTAACTGTATTTAAAACACTTTCAACAACCGTATCACCAACGCCCGACAAAGTTGCATTAATTGCCGAAACGACTTCCGTCAACCCTATTCCGGTAGTTGATCCGCCACCCATTCCGAAGTTTATATCGGATATTTCACCAACGGTTTGCGCTCCTTTTACTGGAAACGGTGCAACACTACAACGGCAATTTATAACCTCAGCAGCCGGCCCGCTTGGATCCCCCGGATACATTAAAAAAGATCCACCAACCATAAACGGATCGTTGTATGGTATTGGATCACTTGACCCCGCCTCTGAATGTGTGCTTCTTGTTCTGTCATCAAACGACGCAATCCATTCCTTACGCATCTGCGCCCCCGGAAAAATAGTTGTAGCCGATTCCATTGTTGCGAAGTTAGCCGCTGCAGTTGCTTCAGTACGAACTAAACGTTCCGCCTGATTTTTTGAATACCTTGAAAATTGTGAATTTAAAATGCGGCCCTTTTGTTGATTTCCTAAAGACATAAATTCCGGATCACGCATTAATTGCTGTGTGATTCCGATCAATGTTTTTTTTGCAGTCCCTGAAACTAATGTAACACGTTGCGCACCAACAGCCGTTCCAAAAGACGCAAATTTATTGGTCCATTGATCAACGTATTGATTGGGATTAACGCCCTTGGTCAAATATTTATCGTAATTCTTTGCGTACCACTTAGCAAAACGCAATCCAATATCTGTATAAATATCACGATATATTTTAAGAAAATCTTTGTCATCAAACAGCAAAGCAAAATTTGTTTGCCCTTCAGAAACAAAAGATTCAATCCCTTTTTTATATTCGCCTTTGTAATACTTTTTAACTTTTGAAAGTTGGCGCTTTTCGGATCTATCTAATTGCTTTTCAAAATCCGTTTGCCATTTATTTCTGTTTATCTTCATACGTTGCAACCTTTATTCCTTTAATTTCTTGTTTAGGCGCTTCGGCCTTACTTAGAAACTTATTAACGTCCACGTCTACCGGTTCAATAGGTTGATCAATGTCCGCCGCTTTTACCGGAATTAAGTTTGCCGGAATAAAGTAATCGTTTAAAACTTCGTTTTCTTCGTCAACCCCGTAAGACATAACGGAACGCTTTTCGTTTGGCGTAACCCACCACGCCTTCGCTAATTGATCGACAACTTTGTCGGCCTCTTCTTGCAATTCAGGAATAACCGTAAAATCGAATTCAATACAAAGTTTGTTCCCATACTTAGGCGCCAACCATCGGTTCAATTCGTCTTTAATTTTCAGCAATTCAGGAATAACAGCGTTTTGATACAATGCTTTTTTCGCCTCACGCATATTGTTGTAAGAACTCGCATCAGTATTGTTTAGCAGTTGAACCGGAACGTTGTAAATATTACAAAGATCTTTTATCGATGCGTTGTATTGCTCAATTAAAGAAACATCTGACGCGTTTAATCCAAAGTTAACCCAACTTAGTTTTTTCGGCGTAATGATCACGTCGCCGGCATTGTCGGACCCTTGGAATTGTCTTCGGAATTTATCTTTTAATTGTTGCGCTTGCACTTGGTTTAAATCACCTTCTTCAGACATTAATAAACCCCTTGCGGTTTGATTCTGTAGATATTTAACCCCCGTTTGAACGGCTTCGTTGTTTGTTGTTAACGTTCTAAGACCGGCGCGCAATGGTGATTGACCATAAAGATGCGATCCCGTTCCGTCATAATACGGATTAAAATCTTTTATATGGCAAATCTCAGACGCCGGAACTTCAAAGTTTCCGTTGTATTCTACTTTATATTTTTGTACTGGCTGCATAATACCGCCCGAAACGATTTCCATTACCTGAGATGGCATAACATAAAGTTCTGAAAACTTTCCCGCTTTTGCTCCCGTATCAGGCCCCAAACCGTATATATAACGGTTTCCCGTTAATTTACCGAATGAAATTAGTTCGGTCATAAATGAATTGTATGATTGGGCCGGATTTGGACGATCTAAAAGTTCGTGCAATTCTGTGTCTTGCAATTCAACTAATGCTTTTTTTTGTAATAAAGCCGCCTTGTTTATTGTGCTGCTGTCGATTGATCCGCTTGTGATTGATTTATAACGTTTGTAGTCGTTTGAATTTTTAACTTCGTAAATCTGAAACGGAATTGTTGTTGCCGCTTTAGTTATTAAATTAATTATCGAATAAATAGTCGCGTTTTTTCTGTATCCTTCCGTAATGTATGAATCGTCGTTTTCGTCATTCCAAACAATAGATTCGCCCAACCAGTTGTAAATCGCGCGGTTATAATCAGGATTTGTGCTTTGAACGTTTTTATTTACTATAGATTTTAATTTGTCGATGAATGAGGCCATATATAAAATGTAAAATTTTCGTAAAAATACAAAATTAAAATTTCTTTTATACGATATAAAAATTATTGATTAAATTCCTTTCGATTGCGTATGACGTGACATCAATATGTTCGTCGTGCTTTGCGTTTGGAAATGTACTCACTTGCTGAATATACGCATCGTTCCAGTTGTCCTTAATTAAATAAACTCGCCCCCCTTCTATAAAAGGCGAAGACGCTCGCGCTCGTTCTATTTTAGAATAACGAACAAAGTTTGTTTTAAGTTCCGACACGTTAAAGTTTGTTTCACGCCTTAACAATTGCACTAATGATTTTCCCGACGCTTTGGGTTCGACTAAAATTTGCGTCACGTTAACCCCGCAAGATTTTACAAAAGAACTAATAAAAGATTTCAACTCCGGCATTTCCAAATATTTATCAATGCTTTTGTATATGTAAAGATTGTCGCCGCTTTTACCGCTTATTTGAATACCCGTTGGATCGTTCTTTGTGTCTTTTGTATATGCGCCATCTATATACATTTCGAAATCAATATCGCTTGGCATTTCTGCGCGATTAATAATCTGAAACCAATCTTTACGCCATTCGCCACCTTCAGGCGGTGAAGGAATTTGTAAGTATTGGCCCGAAAATGTATAACGATCCGCTTGTCTTATTGCCTCTAATTCGTCAAATGAATGCTTTTGCGGCCATAACGGAACGTTCTCGTCGTCCAATGCTGAAAGTTTTAAATGATGCCATTCTTCACCTGATCCGCCGTCTAATAAATACCCGGACAAATCCTCTTCATGTAGGCGCTGCATTATTACAATAATTGGAACGTCCCTATCATTTACACGCGATCTGATTGTTGTGTTATATCTGTTGTTTATGAATGATCTTCGAACGTCTGACAACGCGTCGTCTGGTTTTAATGGATCATCAATAATAATTGCGCCACCACTACCGGCCCCGAATCCAGTTATTGCACCCCCTGAGGCCGTCGCATATACTCCGCCCCCTTCTGTTGTGTACCATTTTTTTTGCGATTGTGAATCACGCTTTAAGTTTAAACCCCAAACACGTTGAAACGCATCGGAATTTATGTATTCTTTTGTAGCCGAACTGTTGTCCAACGCTAATGAATCCGAATAACTTAAATGGATAAACTTTGAAGACGGACGTTTTGCCAACGACCAAGCGATAAACATTTTAACAGCCAATTCCGTTTTTCCATACCTTGGCGGAATGTTAATAATCAAACGTTTTATTTCGCCATTTGAAACACGTTCGAGCGTATCGGCTAAAGTTTTATGAAATTCTGCAGCAATAAACTTTTTACCGGTATTTTCTTTAAATATATAACGCGTAAAGAATAACAACGAATTTTCGCATTTTTCCTTTATGATTGCGTTAATACTCATTGTCTAAAATATCGTCGATTTTTTTTCTTGCATCATCTGAAATTTTCGACGTTGAAATTTCTGCAGTCATCTCAACTTCTTTGCGCTCAATGTATCCGCGTCGTTTTCCTTTTGTCTTTAAATAAAAGATTGTTGCCGTTGTGTTTCCTTCTTTAATTTGTTTATGCAATTGACTTTCCGCAAAATCTAAAGTAAGATTCTGCAGTTCGTCTACAGATTCACGAAACTTTGAATCATTGTTGTAGTATTTATAAAACGTTGATCGATTGCAGTCAACAATTTTGCACGCTGTTGTAACAACTCCTAATGATTTTTCGAGCGCCTCTAATAGATTTCCTTTTAATATGTTGCTTTTTGTCGCCATATTGCAAAGTTATATAAATTAACGCATATAAAAAAACCCCTACATTTCTGCAAAGGTTTAAACAATTAAATAGGTTTTAGGTTTTTCCTTTTATACACTATTTCAACACGTCTGTTATTTATTGTTTTAATTTTAATTTAACTTTTAAGATTTCCAATTTTATTTCCTTTTCCAATTCCTGAAGTTCTTTAAACAAATAAAGGTTTCCCCCTACTTCTGCGAAATCTTTTAATTTTTGTAACCTTTCATTCATAATTTTATTTTATTTCGATTGATCCGTTTTCCAACAATATTGCGTCTGAAACTTCTGAAAGTTTTTCTTTGTCTAATGAATAAGCGACGCAAACCTCTTGTATTTTACTAAAGTCGTTAAATGTAAATTTCTGCAGTAACCAACGAACAAATTCCAATTTATTAGCAACTAACTTGTCGCCTAATTCGTTGTCGTCAATATTTTCGACCTTAGAAAAATATTCGTCTTCTATGTTAATTAAGTCGTTTAACGTCCTTTTAACGTTGTTTTTAACGCGTTGTTTAAATAACCCACCCGTTTGGGCCTCTTCTAAGAAATGAAGGTTTACAAACGACGTAATGATTGCACCGCCGATTTGTTCTAATTCTTTGTTTGATAGTTTCATCTTTTAAATACTTTTATTGAATCAATAAATTCAATTATTTTATTAAATAAATATTTCACAAATTATATATTGAAGACAATGCCCGCAACGGTACGCCCTACGAAATAACCTAATATTAAAACCAAAGAAATCATTTGTATTTTGTAAGATAGTTTGCCAAGTTTTGCGGCTGTAGATAATTTTTTCATTTTGTTTGTTTTATATGGGCCGCCGTAACGGCCCGGTTTGTTTATTAATTATTTTGTAATTTCTAAATTTGGATAACCCATACAATCAAAATACAATTCTTCAACTCTTATGTAAAGATCTAAAGGCAATTTTTTTGCTTCTAAAATTAAATTTTCATAAAGATAACCATCAAATAAACCGAACAACATATTTTCCAATGTATCCGTTTCAATAGTTACGTCATCACGCATCCATAATGCTTTTTTTACAGCCATTATTTCTGATCTTGTTTCTGAACTCATTGATTCGTGTCTATTAAATCTTGTGTAACTCATAATATTTGTTTTGTGTCATTGCTTCGTTGCAACATGGCAAATCTAAAAGAATATTTTCAATTACAAAACTTTTTAAAAGAATTTTTTCATTTATTTACGAAAACTTTACGAAAACTTTTATCGACCGCACATTTCGCAAACGTCTTTTGGATCATTATTTTCGTCGTTACTTTGTTGATCGTCTTCAGTAGGTAAGTCAAAGACGGGCAAATCAAGGCCCCAGTCGGATAATTGTTTTACGTCCCATTCATTTGCTAAAATATCCCAATCCCATTCCCCGAAACCTGAATTGTCTTTTATAATGAATTCGCGCTTTTGGGCCTCAGTTAAACCGGTTTCAATATGAATCGGAATGTCAAATATCCCCGCGGATTGGCACGCCTTTAAACGCATATTACCGCCCAAAATTGTCATTGTTTCGTCTACAACGATCGGACGAATTAACATCATCCAAGGTGCGGACTTTACAGATTTAACAAGTTTTTTAAATTTAGCATCTTTTATAAAACGCGGATTTCCCGGAGTTTCTTTTATAGTTTTTATATTTACTATTTTACGCATAAGAATTTTTTAATATCTAAATTGCAGTTGCATAAAAACCAAATAAATATTTATTTCTTTAAATTCAAAACCGGCCTCGCGATCGTAATATTGCCATCCTAAAATCATAGCATCCGGAGCAATCAGAATTAAATTAATTTCCATAATTTACGTTTTTATACCTTCCAATATTTATCGTAAAGATATAAATATAATTCCCAAACCTTGTCGCAAGCGTCGACGTTCTCATAAAGCGTTGGCGAAACGACTACCGTCCCATTGTTGTTGATTTCTACTTTTAAACCCTTTTTTGTAGGTTTTACGCCGACTTTAATATTATTTTGTATGCACCATTGCATTGCTTTGTAATGTTTTTCCGTTACTGGCTTAAACCGTTGTATTTTCTTTTTTGGCATTTGTTTAATTTTTATTTTTTAAACCAATATCAATACCAACAAATAAACCAATTAAGAAAAAACCTATTGATATAATAATGAGATCAAACATATTTTAGATTTTTAAAATGGTAGATTGTCGGTTATAACTTCAAACTTTTTAGACGCTAAATCAATATCTTTATAAATACCGCCGGAATCAAAATCCGGTGCAATCTCGAATTCGCCAAGTTGTCCGTTTTCTTTTCGTTTTACTTTTTCAATATACATTTTTACAATGTCGGATTTGTATTGCGTTTTTTGACCTATGCATCTAAATACGATCATTCCGTTATATGCTTTGTTAAAGAAATCCGCACTTCCTGAAATATCATACAACGTCGGTTTTTTATAGTTTCCATTTTCCGATTCAATTTTTCGCGGGTGCGCCACTAAAAATAAATGTGTATTTGTTTGCTGACAAAATTGTGTTATTTGTGAAAGCGCTTTTCCGATATACGAATGATCTCGTTGCGCTGAATGATCGAGCATATTCCAAGGATCAATCACAACCACGTTGACTCCCTTTTGAAATACCAATTCACGAAACGCATTTAAAATACCTTCCAACGTTAGATTTTCCAAATCAATTTTGACCCAAAAAAAATTATCTTCTATAAAATCCTTTGTTAAATTCAAATCGTTATTGTCGCAATTCTTTTCGTTTAATTTGTTCGCGATCCTTTTTATATGGCCTTCGTATGGAAATGATTCCGGCGAAAACATAGCGCAACGCATCCCATGATTGACCGCCATATTGCAACAAATTTGATCTACAACGTCGGATTTTCCGGAATTTGGTATTCCAGTAACAACGGTCCACTCGCCCAATGCTAACTTAAAATAACTATCTGAATTCGGTAAACCTATTGAATAATTTTTAACACCGTTTTCGTTATAATTTAAAACGTTTTGCCAAATATCATTGACATTTAAAACGCCTTCCAATGGAAAGTTTTTAGCGGCTTTTATAACTTGTCGCAACGCTTCACCCCCTTTAGATATTAAAATCTCGTTAGGATCTTTGTATTCACCAAATTCAACGTATTTACATTTATAAGCGCCAAACCTTCGGGCCAATTCGTTTCGGAGTTCGATTCCCGGGTTGTCGTTGTCGGTGCAAATTATAATTTGTTTTTTATCTTTAAAATATTCAAAACAGTTGTCCAAATATTCCAAACGTGCATTTCCTTTTGATGCGCCATTGGGTACACTACAAACGGAATAAATTCCGGCCTCGTGCAAAGACAAAGCGTCCATTTCACCCTCGACAATGTAGACGGTATCCATTTCAACAATATTGTCCAATCCGTAAAAAACCAATTCAGCGCCTGAAACCATTTTAAAGTTTTTTTCAGCGTCCCGATATTTTACATTGATCAACTCGTTTTTTCTATAGTAGTTAAAATTTACTGCAGTTCTTTTTTTACCAACTTGCGGGAAATATTCTATTGATTCGCCGATTTTCCAATGGGCCAAAGTCGTTTCACTTATACCACGTTTCCCAAACCAATCAATTAATCCTTTGGATAAATTTAATTTTATTGTTTGCGGTTTTATGTATTCCGGCTTTTGTTGAAATTTAGTTGTTCCGCTGTATCCGCAATTGTGACAATTAAAAAGTCCCTTTTCAACATCTACAGACAAACATTTGTCGCGTTTGTTTTTTCGTGTCGCGCTGCATTTTGGACATTGCGTTTTAATTTTTCCCGCCGTTTTGTTACCGACGTCAATTCCTAAGTCGTTAAATGATTTCATAATTTTGTTTTGTTTTTGCTAAATTAAAAATATTTCTTTAATTACAAAGAATATTTTAAAAATAAAAGTTCGTCTTCGCTCAAAAGTTGCTTTTGTTCTAAGCAGTACGCCATAACGCGCGTTTGTTTTAAATTCTTTTCTTGAAAGATCATTTCGTTTGTTGCGTAACCTTTGAACTGATAGTTTGGATACTTTTCACAAATGAAAAATGCAAAAATGTCGACATCGCATTTGTTGTACTCTGGAACCATCAACGGATTTTGTTTCTTTGAAGTTTTTACGTCTACAGTAAACCCGGTCCAATTCGCGTCGTAATCGTCTGTTTTTTGCCTCTTTGAAGTATTTTTAATTTCAAAATCAGGAAAACAATTCTTTTCCCTACAAAAAATGTATTCAGCACCAAAACCCAAAACGTTCAAATTAACGCCTCCAATCTGTGCGACCCTACCTGAACCATCCCAACCAGTTTTTTCTTTGTTAGATTGTCGCATTTGAGCAATTAACGATATAATTTGCTGTTCGTATTTATCCAGTTTATAAATTTTATTTATTTCCATCTAAAACGTGTTTTTTTAATTCATTAAACTCATTGGTTTGCATTAGTTGCCTAATATGAAATTCAAACAATTGACCGGCTTTTGTTTTTGCGCCCAATTCTTTGGATCCATCCGCCGCACTTGTGTAAATAAAATATTCTAAAAGGCCTTTCACTTTTTTGTAACCTGAAGGTTTTGTTTTCGCCTTTTGATTGATCATAAAACGATCGATATATTTAATTCCGTTTTTATCTAAGTTCCTAAATTTTAAAATACTTAAAAAGTTAGTTTGCCAAAACTCATCGTTTCGAAGATCTTTTGCAACATTGTAAACATCCCGCAAATCGTATTTATCAATCCTTTGAATTTTATCCAAGCAATCCAACCATCGCATTTTTTGGCTGTCTGTTGTTGGTTTATACTTATTAGGAAATAGTTCTACAAAATGAGGAAACGCCTTTAAAACGATTTCATTAAACAAAGGCGCTTTCGATTTTGTGGGTATTTCTTCTTTTAATATTTCTTTATTAGTTATTACATTAGTGTTTATAGTATTACTTTGTTGCGGATTTACCGGCGCCGGTTTTACCGTCGCGGTTTTCACCGTTGCGGTTTTTACCGTCGCGGTTTTTCCCGCTGCGGTGGATTTCTTAGGTTTGTCGTTTAAATAGTAGTTATAGCCGGCAAATTTACCGTTGTTCCTTACTTCTTTTCGTACCAAAAAACCCGTCTGAATTAATTCTTTTAGGCGCTTATTTATCGCATCTTTGCCATCTTTAAAATGTCCGCAAATAAATTGAACGGTCATTTCTGTTTTTGCCTCGTGTGAAAATAACCAACAATAAAGACCGGTTGCACTTGAAGAAATTCCTTTGTGCCTGAATATCGAATTCGGTATTATTGTAAAGCGTGAAAATTTTTTCGGTTTGTAAATTTTGTTTATTTCCATATTGTAAAAAAAATATCCCTATCGAATCAGCGGTTGCGGGCGCGTCATCAATAGGGTATCTATAAAGTTTTTCTGTTGCCGCAACTCAACATTTCAAAGATAATAAAAGTAACGTTACAAAATGTAATTATATTTTATTTTGTCACAAAAAACACGAAATTCGTTAAAAACCTTTTTTAAATCTTTCATGTCAATATGCGAATCTTCGTATTTATACCAAAGCAATTCGATTAAAAGATCAAATTCAACCCTTGTTGAAGATCCTACATATTCATAAGTTACTGCTAATTTGTCCGCACCTGATTGCGTCCATCTAATTTTTTGATTTGTGTCATCAAAATAAACCCCTTTGTATTTCATTTTTTTTGCAATTTATATTTCATTTTTAAAATATTTATCTATAGTTTCGACGCAATCGTCAAAATTGTTGTGCCAAGCTACCGTCCAATTGCTATTTTCAAGCCATTTAAGCCACTTTTTTTGATTCGGTGTTGGTTTGTTATACTTATACTTTAATTCTATAGCTAAACCGCCTTTATTTTTATTTGGCGTAAAAATCAATAAATCAGGAATTCCGGGTTTCGCTCCCAAATATTTCATTTTGAATTGTTCAAACGGTGATCGTTTGCCTTCATTCATTGGGTGCGTAAAAATTGCATCAGGATAAACCATAATTAAATAATTCATAACAGCGCGTTGAAGTAAATCTTCGCCCTTTAAATACTTTTCAAATGGATTCCCTTTGCGCATTTTAAATTTTATTATCTAATGTTTGGATAATGTGTCTAATTTCTGATCGTTCAAATACTTCATTTATTTCACCGGTTTCGGTTTTGATATTGATTTTGTAATGATCTTTTTTTACTTCTTTAATTGTTACCTTCATTTTTATTTGCTTTTATTTTTTGCTTTTTTTAATATTTCAACTTCTTTTATTAAAATATCTTTTGCAATTTTAAGCAATTTAATTTTGTATTCCGTTTTATCTGTTGTAATTTTCTCAACAGTTACGACGTTTATTAACTTCTTTTTTAAATTGTCGAACTTTTTTCTATAAACTGGTTCAAAACTCATCCAGTTGTCTAAATTTTTTAAAGAATATAAAACCGACGAATGATCTCGACCAACAGCGCCACCAATTGCAGCCGTCGACTTCGTTGTTGTTTTTCTTGCCAACCAATAATATATCGCCCTTGTATATACAACATCTCTATTTCTTGAATTTTTTGTTATATCAATTTCAAAACATTCGCTTACGTCTTCAATAATATTTCTTAATTCCATAGTTTTTTTTTATAAAATTAAACTTCCGTCTTCTGAAAAATTAGCCCATATATAGCCCGAAATTATTCCAGTTTCAACATATATTTTCCAATCATTAAATGCCCTTTGCCAACCTCTTCGACCTTGTTCGATCATTTCTTCGCTTAAACCGTAAACCTCAACCGAAAACGGATAATTTGTTTCGACCGCTACAAATCGAAAGTTCTCAGCCGGAACGCCTAACATATCCGAATAAAATGCGCATTGTAAATGGTATCCGTATTTGTAAACGTCGCGTTTAAATGCATTCGGCGAATTGTCTTGACAAGTTTTAACGTCTGAAATAAAATTTTCTACTTTGTTTAAAACGTCGGGCCTAACTCGAACGTCTATTTCTTCGTGCTTTGCATAATGCGACAATTCAATTTCGCCTTTGCAATACTTTTGCGCCAAATCGTGATTTCTAAAATTTTTTAATATTTCAGTTATTTTATTATGATCGTCAAAAGATAAAAGCAATTTGCCTTCGGCTTTTTTTGTTTCAATCTCGAACGCTTCTTTTCCCGCTTTTGTTCTGCGATCAATTTTTGGCATTACATGATAATCTTTGTAATACAATTCCGGTTCTAACATTGCGCAATGTACCGCGGACCCCAAGGCCATCGCCGACGATTCAAATGGTTTTTGGTTTAAAAAGTGATAAACCGATTTTTTAAATATTGTTTTCAATCCCGAGGCGCTAATGCCCGGCGATGAATGATAAACTTCGTTACTGTCAAATTTTGTTGTCATAATTAATCGTTTGTTTCGCCTAAAATAAAATTGTTTTGTTCTTCGACTGTTTGTTCTAATGATGCAATTCGTTTTTCCATTGCCTGAATTCTAAATAGTAAAAATTTATTTTGTTCCTCCATAATTTTGTTTTTTGATAGTTAACGGGAATCGAACTCCCTTAATGTTTTTCCAAAAGTAAAAAAATATTTTCATTTTACAAAACTATTCACAAAAAAAATGCGATCCCTTTTGAAACCGCACTTTTAAAATAATTCAAATAACAATAATTAAAAAGGTAAATCGCTGCTTTTAGGCGTTGTATTTACTTCTTGCGTTTTAGGTTTCCAAGTGTTTAATTCTGCGTAACATTTACCGGATTGACCCCTTTTAAGATCGATATTAACCCAACCGTTTGATTCATTTGCTTTAATAAATCCGATCGCTTCGTCTACTTTTAAAGATAACGACGCTAAAACAAATTCAGGTGCTGAATCATTTCTTTTTACTAAAAACCCGTCTGCAAATTTTTTGTCTGTTGTACTCATTTTTTTACTTTTTTAAATTAAATTTATTTACTATTTTTTCCCTATACTCTTTTTTCATTTTAAACGTCTTCATTACTTTTTGCGCCTGATCTTCAGTTGCTTTTAATGTTGCGTTTAATTGCGCTTCTGTTAACCATTTACGGTCATCTTCTGCAGTTGCTTGCTTTTGATTGCTTACAGCGTTTTTTACTTCATCAGCCGATGCGATCGAAGTATCAATTCCGATACCTAAATAACCCAACGCGCGGCCCAATGCCGAAGTAAATCCATTTTCAACAAATGACGTTTTATTGATATAACTTGAATCCCGGTATTCCTGAGCGTGAGCGCTTGCAATTTCGTGACCTTTGTCATTAAATAAAGAAACTTTAAAAATTCCTTCTTTGTCATCTATTGAAACAATTGTTTCGATAATTTGCCACCCTTTAAAACTGGCTTGACTTCTAAAATAAATTAACCGTTCGTTTACGGTGATGTAATCTTTTCCTTTGATGTTTATTGTTTTCATATTTTTAATTTGTTAAATGTTTAATGTTACATTGATCCCGGACATATCAAAAGAATTTGATTGTAATAAATGAACTTCGCCAATTGTAAAAGTTTGTGGATTTTGTAAACGTGATTTTAAAGTCGGCATCGTGCAACGTAATATTGCACAAACGTCATATCTTTTCAAATGCAATCGTTTCATTTGTTCCTTAAATTGTTGTTCAAACATAATTTTTATTTTATTTGTTTGACGCAAAAATAAAAGAATATTTTCAATAAAAAAAATAATTTTCAATAAAAAACCGCCGAAATACTAATAAAAGTAAATCAGCGGCTGACAAACAAAACAAAAAAAAAGTATTTTTAATCTGAGATTTTGACATCAATATTTAAATCGTTGTCATTGTTTGGAACGTGTGAAATGACTTTGAATTTTCCTGATTTTACGCCATACGTTAAACCGTCAATAATGGAAGGTTCTTCGTCCTGAATAACATCAACCCAATTAAACCAAATTTTATTTTCAAATGACAAAGGTTTGTTTTCTTTGTTTCTAAAAGTTCCTTCGTATCGAATACAGAAATCACGAAAATCGTTCATAATATTCTGATTTTTAATTTCTGAAATTGTTTTGTATTCTACTGAATCCCAAAGAACGCCACCGTTGTAATTAATAAATTTGTCCCTACTTCTAAACCAATGTTTATTCCTTCCTATTGTATCGGCCGGAAATAGTATCGATTTGAATGATTTTTTAGAAGTATAATCTGTATTGTCTGATCTGTAAGAGTTTACCTTTGATGAATTAGATTTTTCCAATTCTGCTTGAAATCTTGTCCTTCTAAAAAGATCGCCATTTTGAAAAATACTAACATTGTCGAAATACGTTTTGTTATAACCAGTTGACGACAACATTGTTGTGTTGACAATTATCAACTCCAAATTTCTTAAATCAAAATCATTTTCTTGCGATCCGTCTTGTTCCGATGGATCCTTTAAAGTACCGCTAATTTTGGACCATGTGTTTACCTCTTCAATTGAAACTTCATTTATATAGTAAGACGTTTGCCAAAGTTTTGTTTCGTTATTCCAATAAAGATCTTGCGTTGATAAATTTGCATTCCCTGAATAAATAACAAAACGAATTTCTGCGTCTATTTCTTGTGTTGCATCAATATAATATGATATATTAAATTTGACATCATTTAAAACTGCGTTTTCTATTTTATCACCGTTTTGTTTTCCGCTTTGTGAAAACTTCCGTACCGTTTTGAAACATTCTAAGTTCCCAGTTGTTGCAGCGTTTAAATAAATAGATTTTGCACCTTGACGGTCTATTTCATTTGTAGCAATTGAGGCCCTCGAAGAAATTACATTCCAACCGTAAGTCCCATATTCAAAACCGGAATTATTATTCCAATATGATTTTCCAAGTTGTGACGTTGTAAGTTCTTGTGAAACGCTCGACAATGGCTGAAGATATTCCCTTGTTAAATTGTTTTCAATAGGCGTTAAATGTTCGGGAGCAATCTTAACCGTCGGGATTGTTGGCGCACCATTTGCGACACCTAAATAATTAAAACTTAATGTATCAACAAATTCATTTTTCATTGACTTTAAACGCTCGTTTATTAACTCCCTTATATTGTCGGCTGAACTTTGCGCCTCATTTAAAGAAATTAATTTATTTTTTACAGTTGAATCAAATACATTTGAATTTTCTACAATGTGCCATTTTCCAAATGATTGAAAAATTCTCATATTGTAGGTGCTAAGTAATAAATTTAATTGCTCTTTTGCAGTATATAAATCAAAACCACTTTTTAATTCATACAAATAATTTGGAAACGTTGTTGTATTTGGAAATTTTCTAAGAATTGGAACTGCTTGCGGATCTTGCGGATCTTTTTCTGCAAATGTTAAATCATTAGAACAAACAATATCCAATTCAAGTTCTAAATTTTGTAAAATATCTGCAATCCTTAATATATCAGTTGTCGTGTTTCCGCTATCGATAAAGTCATCTGCTGAAACTGGTGCGTCGTATTCGCCCAATGTCCCAAGTCCATCGAATGCATTAAAAGAAACCGCATAAGGCGGCGCTGTCATCTTTTCCTTAAATCGGTCAACAACCAACCAACCAATCCAATAATCCTTCCAAATGGTAACCCTTTCGTCGTTTATATTTTCAGCAATGCAACTTAAAGATTCAACACCTCCGCCGTCATTATTAACGTTGTTTTCGTAAAATGTAGAAATTTTGTAATGATCGGGCAAAATTGATGAAATACATTCAATTGATTCATACATTCCGCCATCGTCTGCAATTCTACTTTCGTAAGTTTCTGGAATGGTTTCAGAATATGAAATTTTAACCTGATATTCTCGTTCATTAAATTTGTAAAAGTCATCGTATTGGACCGTATCGGTAACCATTAAATTTAGGTTGCAACTTGATCCAACTATTGAAGTATAAAATTCGTCTTTTGTATTCCATTTTACGACAACCGGTTCACCTGATCCAACCATTGGCAAAACTTCGCCGGTATAATCTTTTTTTAGTATTTCGACTTTTTTCAAATATCCTAAAATATCGGAAAATTCTAATCTATATTTTACGCCGTATGCCATTTATGTATTTTTTTAAAATAATCTGTCTGCTGTTTCGTTTGCTCGCTGTATTGCAATCAAAAGATCTTGTCCTTCGATTCTAATTTCACCGCCTACACTAACGTGCTGAGATCCGCCCGCCCCGCCGATCATATTTTGTAATTTATTTAACGGCGCTATAACTTCCGGATTTTGACGCGCTCCCGGATATTCACCAACCAACCCCATTGTTGGCCCTGAAACAATCCCACCATTTGCGAATGCTGTTGCACCGCCACCGCTTCCAATCTCGCCGGCCTTAGCTTTTGCAAATGATCCTAATGCAACCAATGCAATACCCGCGGCAATTGCAACCCCCGGATTCAATGATTTTAATGATTGTTTTATTCCTTCAACACCAACACCAATCGAAATCGCCAATTTTCCCATTTGCATTGCCATTGTTCCGATTGTGGTTAAAACCACTTTTGATAAACTTTGCGCTAAATTACCACCGGACGCCAACGCTTGCCCTAAAGATTCACCGATTCCGCTTGCTAAATCTTGCAAACCACCTTCGACAATATCTTTAACGCCCGCCGCAAAATCAGCAGCATTTTGTAACGCTTGCGCTCTTTTTTCGTCGTTTACCAATGCAATTGCATCGGCTTGCGCGGCTAAAAGTTCCGTTGTATCCAATCCGTTTTGTTCTGCCAACGCTAAAAGTGTCGCATAATGGGATTTTATATTTGAAATTTCTAAGGCCTTGCGTTCTTCGTCTGTTGTATTTGACGAATCTGCAATTCTGTTTTTAATATCTAAAAGACGATTGTTTTCGTCCATTTCAATCTGAGCCAATGCCGCGCCTTTTGCCTTCTGCAACGCCTTTTCTTTTTCCGATCCTTTTTCTTGTGTTTTTATTAAATCGTCATAGTATTTTGTCGCTTCTGTTTTTCTTGCGTTGTATGCAAGTTTGTCGTTTGTTATTAGCGCTTTATTTATTTCGTTGCTAATTGCTGCTAACTTTGCAGCCGCATCCGGATCAACAACCGGTGTAACGGTGAATTTTTTCCCTTTTGGCGTTTCTGTTGGTGTACCACCCGTTGACGTTCCTTCTGCCGGTGCTGTTCCTTCTGCCGGTCCTACTACTTCGGTTTCTACGGTTAATTTCTTGATTGTTTTCTTTTCTAAAGCATCGTTAAAATTGTCGACAACCGTTTCGCCTAATTCTGTAGCGTTGGCCTTTATTCCGTCAACGGCTTCATTAAA